CCACTGACTTTGTATATAAAGTTGCTACTAATGACACTGGTGGTCGTGTATATGTATCACAAACTATTGGTAGTGATTTAAACGATGGTCGTTCAGCTGCAAGACCAGTAAAAACAGTTAAGAAAGCAGCACAGATTGCTTACGGTTTACAGAAAGCTGTGCCCACAGCAACTGACGAATACGTTTCTATCATCGTATCTGGTGGTGAGTATCTAGAAGATAACCCAATTTCACTTCCTAGGAACTGTTCACTAATTGGTGACAACCTACGTCGTGTTATCATGCGTCCTGCAAATCAGGATCGTCACATGATCAAGGCGTCTAATGAAACATATATCTTTGGTGTTGTATTCAGAGACGCACTACAAAACTCATCAGACCCACAAAGTACAGTAATCCATACATGGAAGTATGCCTTTGTATTTGATGATAAGCAAAGATTATACTATGAACCAGAATTAAGACAGATTCCTGCAGTTGCTGGAGATAAGTTCCGTGGTGATAACATATTCAAGATTACATTTAACAACCACACAGGTAGTAATGCAACTCTAGAAGTTGGAGATTTCGTACAAGGTGGATCATCTGGTACACTTGGTACAATCCAGACTGTCAACTTCACAGGTCCTATTGCATCACCATATTCTACTGGTGATATCACGGTATTGATTACCTCAGGTGTTAATGATGTATTCCAAGACGCTGAAAAAGTATTCTATGATAATGTTGCTGCAAATATAATTACTGACCTCAACAATGCTAGTGTATCAGATAGATTTGACGTTGTTGATGCTGAATCATTAAGACCAGAACTTGAAGTTATATCTAATCAAATTTATCAGCACACTATTGATAGTGAAAGAGAATTTGTTTCTTTCCGTGGTAGCAGTAATTATATTGATACAGCAAATGATACAATTACACTAACAGCTCACAGATATAGAACTGGTGCAGCTGTTGCATATCATAAAGACGAAAACGCTACAGCATTACCTGGTTTAATTGATGGCACAGTCTATTATATAAGAAGTGTTGACGCTAACAGTGTTGCATTATATGACACTTATGCCAACGCTATTAATGTATCTGTAACTCAGGGTAGAAAAGATATTACTGGTGTATCATCTGATGATAGATTCCATACATTTGACTCTGGTAATGTTATGCCAGAAGTTAATAACATCTATATTAACAAACATCAATTCATAACTGGAGATGGTATAATATATCGTGCTAGTAAAATGGGCGGTATTGGTGGACTTGTTGATGGTACTGCATATTTTGTTTATAAAGAAAATGATGATTATATAAGACTTGCTGCATCTGCTGCTGACGCTACACAGAAAGATGCTTCTGGAGCTGACAACCCAGTAACAGTAACACTAACAACACCAGGAAACGGATTCCAAAGATTTGACATACAGGAAAAAGTATTATCAATTACTACGATTGATACATCTTTGAATACTGTAGCAACATATAATGGTCCTGTATTCACTCTGCAGAGTTCTAGTACATCATCAGATTTCCATGATTATGAAGTTGGTCAAGAGATTCAAGTATATGGTTTCCAGAATAGTGCTATAGATTTTGGTACTGGTACAAACTCATCATTTACAATCAGTGGTGGATTAATTACAGTTACTGTATCAAGTGTAGACAACACAAAAACATCTACATTATTCTCCAACTGGGCAACTCTTACAGAAGCTGGTATTACATTTAACTTCCCTGCTGGTTATGAAAGATTTAGTAAGACATATTCTATAGATGGTTTTAGTACAGGATCTGGAACTCCAACTCTTGCAAGTAATACTGACCTAGGTATTGGTATTGCGAGATATAATAGTTCTAACCTAACAATCACCTTTGTTCTAAAACAAGCAAATATTGATACTGCAAGTGACGTAACAACTGCATCAGGTTCTAACGTTAGTATCCTTGATAACTTAACAGATTTAAACGGAAGAAAATATGTTACTCACCGTATAGAAAGGGCAGATGGTTACTCACTACAGTTTGTTGTTCGTGGTAATATCAGTCAGATAGGTGCTTCTATTAACCCAACTGGTGACCAAACAGTTATATCATCTTGCAACTATGTCTTATCATCCTTAAGGAACTCTCCTTATGGATTCAACAAGATTAGTCAAAGTGACCGTTTTAAAGATGGTGCTGAAGCAATTAAAATTAACCAAGAATTTATTGCTCAGGAGGCAGTTGGATATGTCAAATATTATTATGAATCATCCGCTACTCGTAGTAGTGCACTTACTATTGGTGGAACAAACTTCCAACAAGCCGCAGACACAATAGCAAGAAGTATTACATCATGGTCTGTTAGTGGAGATGATTTAACAGTTGTATGTCAGAGAGGTCATAATTTATATCCTAACTTTAGTCAACACACTCCTACTCTTGCAGCGTACACACCAGCTACAGGTGTGTTTGTAGTAACTGTAAGTAACCACGGATTTAGTGTTGGAGACTTAGTTAAGTTTGATGCTGGTGCATTTGTATTCCAGTGTGCTGAAGATAGCGGTGCATCTGATCACCCATATCCTAGAGGTGGAGATCCTGCATTTGATAAGTGGTTAAAGATAACTGCAAAGGATACAAATACATTTACTGTTAACGTTGGTGTATCTTCTAACACTACAACTCACACATTTGTAAGTGCTGGAACTAACTCAGTTAAGAAAGCATTAACAACAGTAACTATTGCGAGTTCTGGTAACTCAACAGTCAATGGTGTCCATGGTATTAAAGATATTGTAGATGATAGAAAATTCATCTTAGACCTTGCTAACAACACTGCTAACGGACAGTCTGGAACAGTAGGAACATTTACAGATTTACAAAAACCATTTAGAACTCCAAATAGTATACCAACAGATAATAAGTATGCTGATGCTGCTGAGTTATTATTTGGTAATGCAGATATGATTGCCGATTGGTCAGTCAATAAAATGCTTGCTAACAATAGTGGTTACAGTATTCCTACAGGAAGTACAGCGTGTTATGATGATGTCAGAGACTTTATACAAAAGTGTGTAGCACATAACCTTAAGTGGGGTGGTAACGATAGAGTATATGATCAAGCAAAATTCTACATTGATCCTGGTTTCTCATTAACTAGAGATCGTTACGTAGAAGTATTCAACAATGCAAAAGATGCTTGTATTAAAGCAGCTAGAAATTTACCATTATACAGAAATCCATATTCTACAAAATTACAATATTATCATACTCTCACTTTAGATACTGCATCACAATCTGTATCTGGTTATGCTGCAACTCTAATACTTGCTAACTTAGATTTAATTGCATTTGAATCAGTTCAACAATATAACGTAGACAATCCTTCACACAATGTGCCTGGTGGAAACCAGAACTGTATTGATGACGTTAGTGATTTCTTACGTGCTGTCGTATGGAACTTAAACCATGGTGGTAACGAGCAAGTTTATGATCACGCACAACTATACACAAACTCTACTTTCCTAGACGGGGAAGAAACAGAGTCCCGTGCTGTATTCCAATTAGCAAAAGGACTTGCTAAACAGGCAGCTGCTAGTGAAACAATCACTATTGAAGGTAATCACGGATTTACTCAAGTAACTAACGCTGGTCTCAAAGGAACTAGTGTTGAACAAAATCTAGTTGAAGGATTCTTCACAATCCTTGATACTGCTATCGCTAACGATAACATGTCACACGCTACTAGAACTGTTACATCTGCTCCTTCTTGTGCATCTGTTATATCTTCTATTACAACCTTCTTTGATACTGTTACAACTGCCTTAGGAAGCGGTTCTACTGCGGGTAGTGTGTCAAGTGTTACAAGAACATCTGCACCTGGCGATCAACAGTGTATTGATGACGTAATGAAAATATGTAGAGCATTCCAGTATGACTTACGTTATGGTGGTAACTCTGCTATTGTAGAAGCATCAAATCTATACATTAGTGGTAGTGCAATTGCATTCTTGAACAATGAAGTTCAGTACAGTCGTGCAATGTTTGCTGCAGCAAAAGAATTATCAATAGACGCAATAAGAAATAATTTAGAAGCTGGTCAATTCTCACAGATTGTTCCTGTATCAAATGGTTCTATTACTGTAGATAGTAGTAAACCAGAATGTGCAAACGTTGTATCTGCATTGACTACAAACTGGGGTATTCTTGATAACGTATTATCAAGTGCTACAGCATACAGTGGAACAGTAACAACCCCTGATCCTTTACTTCAAGAACAATCAAATAATAGTTACAATTTCCCACTTGGAAATGTATTCTTAGATCTTCCAGTTATTGAAGCATCTCCTTATATTCAGAACTCTTCACTTATATCATTCCTTGGTGGTTCTGGTTGTGAAATTGATGGTGCTAAGGTTGCTACACCTAACGTTCCTAGACCAGGTTTAAAACAGAATTCACAGGGTAACACCGTTGCACAGTTTGATCCACAAGGTAAGTCGATGGTTGCTAACGCATTCACCATCATTTGTTTTGGTGGTACTGCGTACAACGTTAGTAATGATGGATATACACAGTTAGTTTCTGTGTTCGCTATCTTCTGTCAAGATGGTATTCTTGTACAGTCTGGTGGTTATGCATCTGTTACTAACTCAGCGTCTAACTTTGGTACATACTCTCTACGTGCTACTGGATTTAGATCTGAACCATATTCATTTGATATTGGTGTTATTGATTCTATTGTAGATGACACTGATGGAAATGGAACACCAACTGGTAGACAGGTAATCCAAGTTAGTGGTACAACTCTAACAAACATTCCGATTGAAGATTATATTATCAAGATTGATGGACATACTCCAACTGATCCTGCTGTAGAGCACATTATTCTAGAGACAGAACTTATTTCTGGTTCTGCTGGTACACAGATTGTTGCTAAGATCAAGACCAACAGGTCTATGGACTATAAGAATACTAGCACTAATGTTAGATATCAGTCTTCTAACGATGCTGGTTTTGTAGCTGGTTCTCAACCATTAACTACCCTTGTAGGTTTAGCAATTAAATTCCACAGACCATCTGTATGTAACTCATCATCACACACTTGGGAATACTCTGGATCAGGTAACACCTACGCTGCTTTACCACAAAACGGTGGTGTTGGATTAGGAAGTGCATACGAAGCAGCAGAAGAATTATTCGGTCAGGTTTATACATCAGGAACCAACGAATTTGGTGACTTTAAAGTTGGTAACTTTGTTACGATCTTCAACAGAACTGGTGCTATTAGTTTTGTTGGTACTGTTGCAATCTCAGAACTTACATCTATTAAGATTGTTGGTGGTGACATCACAATTACAGGATTCTCACAAGATGATAACTTAGGTGGAACATTCGCATCTGACTCCTTACTACCTACACAGGCATCTGTTAAAGATTATATTTCAAATAATTTAGGACCATATCTAAACCAACCGTTCTCAACAAACGCAGTTCCATCTGCTCTAGTTCAGTTAACTTCAAATGGTAAGATTAACCTTGACCAAATCCCTGCATTACGTCCATTCAATATTACATCTGTTGCATCACAAGCAGAAAGACTTGCTATTGAAGACGCAAACGCTGGTGACATTGCGATACAAACAACAGCAACTACATTCAACGTTGCATCATCTTCTGTTAATACAGGTGCTGATACTATTACAATCACAGGTCACGGTACATCAACTGGAGATCAGTTAACATATACAGAAGGTTCATCAGCAATTGGTGGGTTGTCAACAAACAATGTCTACTACGTTATTAAAGTTGATGACAATACAATCAAACTTGCTGCGACTTCATCTAATGCATCTGCAAACTCTGAGATTACTTTAACTAATCAAGGTTCTGGTACTCATCAATTTGTAACTGCTGGTATAGCAATATCTTATATCTTAGAAAATGACTTAGAAAGTCAATTCCTAGCATTTACACCAAACAGTGCTTATCAGTTTACTTCTGGAGACATTATTACTGGTAGTTCTACAACTGCTCGTGGTACAGTTTCATCATACAATGACGGTGCTGTATTTAACTATGTAATTAGTAACGGTGGTTCTGGATACTCAGGTAACTTTAACCTAACAATCGCTGCACCTGATGACACAAGTAATGGAGTTCAAGCTGCTGCAACATGTAATGTAACAAGTGGTGTTGTAACTAGTGTTACTATCACAAACCTTGGTAAAGGTTACTACTCGCAACCAACAGTACAGGTATTGACATCACCTAGTGGTGTTGCTAACAATGCAGTTGTTTCTGCTCAGATAGAAGGTAGAGTTGCGATTGCGATTGCAAACAATATTAAGTTTGACGCTGGTGACTTTATTGTAGACCAAGCATTAGCAAACTTAGCAACTGGAACTTATTCTCAAAGTGGTACAACAACAATAACATTCACTGAGAGTAATCACGGTCTTGCTAACGGTGCTTTACAATTCTTTGACTTTACTACAGGTGATGGTCCTGATGGATTCTACACTATAACATTATTGAACTCTAGTCAGTTCTCTATTACATCTCCTAACAGTGCAACCACATCTGGTAACTATGCTAGAAAGAGAATAGTTGACCTTTCAAGAGTAGTTAATACATCAGCACAAAATGCTGGTAACTGGACACAGTTGACATCAACAAATATTGATGCTTCTAATATTGTTGCTGGTACAATTGACCCAGAAAGAATGGCAGGAAAGGGTACTGCAAACTCATTCACATTCTTACGTGGTGATTCATCATGGGAGTATGCATTACAATCAATTAGACCTACAACTGCTGATGCGATATTAATTGGTGGATCAGTAACAGATAGTTCATACATTGACAGTATTACTATTACTAACGCTGGTACTGGATATACAGATGGAACTTATCAGAACTTACCAATGGAAGGTGGTAACGTTTCTGTTACCAGTCAAGACGTTGCTCGTGCAACATATGTTGTATCAGGTGGTGCAATTACATCCGCACAGGTTACTGACTCTGGTACTGGTTATACTGGAACATTCTCTGTAACTATACCAAGTGAACTTGGTTCTGGTAGTTCTGCAGTATTGAGTGCTGTTAAAGGATCAATCAATCGTGCCTTTGGTAACATTGAAATTGATATTAGAAAGGGTAATGCACTAACTGCAAGTGCTAGTGTATATGGTAACTACGGTGTATTCAGATTTAGAAAGGACGTTGCTAACCAAGCAGTTGCTAACCAAGATCAAGGTGGATTTGTTATTGATGATAATGGTCAAGTTTCAATTGACCAAGGACCTGGTTCAGAACTTAACGCTGACAGACTAGATGGTAACCAAGGTATCTACTATCAGACTGCAAACAACATTATCTTTGGTACGTTAGATCCTGCAAGACTTGCAAACGTAACATACAACATCTCTATATCTGGTACTGCTGATACTGCAAACAGAATATTTAACGAGACTGCATCACTCACATCAAACCCATCTCCTGCTCAGGCAGCAAATGGTGTTGCTGCAGCATTAAGAAACAACTCTGCTACAGCATTAAATGATGGTGGTACTACACACGGTATTGTAACTTACAGAAGACAGTCTACTGGAACTGCATCAACTCAATTAGGATTCACAGATAATAACAATCTATACATCAGAGGTAATGGTGGAATAAATGCAGTCTACTCTAACTGGGAGAAGATATGGTCATCTGGTAACGATGGTGCTGGAACAGGTCTAGATGCTGACAAATTAGATGGATCACAAGGACTTTGGTATCAGACAGGTTATAACATAGGTGACACACGTGGTGGAGTTACATCACCTATTGGTGATATGTTCTTACCAGAGGTTCTTGGTCAAGACAAGATGGTCTTTGAGAACTTCTATGTTAATGACACAGGACTAAAATATACTCTATACATTCCAAATTTCCATTGTAATAGTGGTGTTGGTGGTAACATCAACAATGGTGGAACATATACTATCTACTCTGATATAGGGGCAACAAACAACATTGGTTCTATCGTAGTTGATAGTTCTGGCGGTGTTCAAGAACTTACACACACAACTGGTGAAATATACTCTCTTGTAACTGGAACGATAGCATTTGTTGGTTCTAATAATAATCCAAACATATATGTCTTCGGACCTAATCCTGGCACAAAATGGACTGTATCATCATCTAATAAAATTTCTAGTGGATCTAGCACAATTATTGGATTACGTGATAATGCAAACGGTGCTAAGTTACAGATTGGTAAAGCAGCGGTATCTACTACACCAACAATAGACTTTAGATCATCAGGTCAAGCACCAAACTATGACGTTCAAATGATCGTCTCTGGTGGTAATGGAAGTGATGGTAATGGTGCATTAAGATTTAACGCAAACGACCTAACTGTCAATGGTAACACCATGTGGCACGCAGGAAACGATGGAGCATCATCACAGTTAGACGCTCACTATGTTGATGGTTATACTCAGTCAACATCTGCAACAGCAAATACTCTTGCACGTAGAGATGCTTCTGGACACTTAACAGTTAATGACTTAACTGCTGACCAAGGTACTTTCAATAATACTGGTGCTTCTTCATTACAACTTGCTGGATCTAATGGTGTTAATATTGGTAAGGCAGCAACAAACGTTCTTAAGATTAGTGGTAGAGGAAACTCTAACGTAGGTTCAATAAGATTTGGTAATGATAGTAATGACTTTGGTTGGAATGGAACCTACTTATCATACAACAATATCACTTTCCGTGGTGGTCGCTTAGGTATTGGGGAAACCAATCCTGCAGCACGTATCCACGTAGACGAAGGTGGTAACACTGGTGACGGTGATGGATCAGCATCTATGACTGCAACTGGTGGAGAATCAATGTTGATTCAAGTTGACACAGCATTTACTGTGGGTCATACTTTAGGTTCTCTTGTATGGAGAACTGGAAGTCGTAGACGTGCAATGATTACTGGTGTTTGTGAAAACACAGATAGTGATTACCTAGGTCTATCGTTCTATACACAAGGAACTGATGGTTCTGGCGACTTCTTCGAGTCTATGAGAATCTCAAGAAGTGGTAATGTAGGTGTGGGTAACTTTGGTAGTGGTACACCATCTTACAAACTTGATGTTAAGGGCGACATTCGTTCAACAAATACTATAAGATCTACAGTCGCACAAGGTAGTGCACCGATCTCTGTTAGTTCTACAACTGTATGTCCTAATCTTAACGCAGACTTACTTGATGGTTATACTGCATTAGCACTTCCATACTTAGGTGCTAGTGTTAACACATGGTTGAATGATGATGGTGGACAAGAAAGATTCTACTTTGCTAACAACTCACACACATATCTTAGAACTGGAGATAACTTCTACTTCAGATCTAATAACAATACTGGAATGGGTTCTATTGATGGTGACGGTGGTTACTGGACAATCTATGGTGGTGGTGACCAAACACAGTCATCTTACCGAATGGAAGTTAGAGGAGCGAACGGTCTAAATATCAATACATCATCTGTGGGTCTATCTAGCGGACAAAGATCCGTTGTTCTTCGTGCTGATGGAGACAAGCAATGGATAGATAGATATGGTGTAATGAAGCGTAATAGAAACTCTATTGGAGAGAGCACATCTGTTAATAGTGGAGACAACTGTTTAAGTTCAGGTCCTATTACTATAAATAGCGGTGTAACTGTTACCATAAACAGTGGTGGATACTGGAGCATAGTTTAAACTAATCATGGCAGGAATTTTAAGAGTAGACCAAATACAGAGTACTGCAGGATCAAACGTTATCGACGTTTCCTCAGGAACTTTTAAAATTTGGGATGGTAATTCATACGAAGCATTCACTGTAAGTGGTGCTTTACTTAGCATTAATACATACACCTCACAGAATGGTACTTGGAACTCTAAGTCAACTTCTGGTGGATCTGGAGTGTGGAGTAAACCATCTGGTTGTACTCACGTTCTAGTATATGCAACTGGTGGTGGCGGTGGAGCAAGAATTAACGACAACGCTTATCGTGGTGCTGGAGGCGGTGGTGGTGCCACTGCTATCAGATACATTGATGTATCTAATGTCAGTACTGTAAACTACACCTATGGTGGTGGAGGAGCATATGCTCGTAACGGTGGTAGAGGATCAACTGGAGGAACTTCATCCTTTGGTTCTTATATAACTGCTACTGGCGGTCAGGGTGGACAAACCGATAACCCATATCAGGGAGGACCTGGTGGAAATGCCTCTGGTGGTGATATCAACTTACCTGGCGGTGGTGGTGAAATGTGTCACGGTACTAACCGAGAAGGTGGCGGTGGATCATCATTCTGGCATAAAGCAGGATCTTCACACCATTATCAAAACGACCAAGAAGAGATTACTCATGGTCAGTGGGGATCTGGTGGAGGTTATGGTTACTACTCACAAAACAGTTTCGCATACAATAACTCAAACGGTGGTGCAGGCTGCGTTATCGTATTCAATTACACATAAAGATTATGAGTTTCGCATTAATTAACAAAAGCAATAATAACGTTTGTCAGTTTGTTATGACTGAAGACGAGTGTTTTGAAACACACGAAGATTACTTCTGGAAAGATATTCCTGATGAAACTATTGAGGGAATGCAACCTCCTGATTTTACCTATGAACCATCAAACGGGAGTGTAATTCCAAAAATATATTCAGAACCAGATCACCATTTTCTAAGAAGATTAGACTATGAAGAACTGAGTGTAGAACAACAATTAAATTTGTTGTGGAAAGATATGGATGCAGGACTAATGCCTGGTAAAGATGGTAATTGGTATAAAACAATTAAGGCAATTAAAGAGAAATATACCGAGTAAATTATGTCACAGTTAAATGCTGCTACTACACAAGTAAATACTGTTACCTCTAGTGGTAGTACAGTTGCTATACCAAAGAACATTGATGTTACTGGTAACATAAATTTTACTGGTGATTTATTACAGAACGGTGTTTTATTTGAAACACTACCATCTCAAAGTCCTAAGACTGCGGGTGGTATTTTAATGTCTGATGGTAAAAATGCTTTCTGGGGAACAGCAGCAGCATCAGAATCTAGTCAAGCAGCATTTCAAGGAAGTTATGGTACTAATAACTTCGGTCCTTACAACACAGATACTGGATCTGCTAACGCACAGAACCCATCTGTAAGTTCTGGAAACTATAATCCTTATAGTGGAGAAGGACAATGGTACACATATACTGGAAGCACATATAATATCACAGTTGGTTCTTCATTCTTATACAGAAGTATTTTCACACATGGATATTTGGTTGGTGGTTATAGAGGATCAAATCCATGGAGAACAGTTAATCAGATATATCAAGCAACAGACGTAACTATTTGTCGTGGTGACCAGTTAGACAGAGCAGCATCATATGTTGATGGAAACTTCGGTGACTTTAACGGATATGTTTACGGTACACAGAACTCATACGGTGGTTCTGGACAAGCGGTAAGTAGTATTAACCTACACACTGGAACTAATAGATCTTTTGGTCCTAATGGAACATACGGACATGGCGATGCATATAACTCTACTCCAGACAGTATTGGTGCATCAATAGACAGTTGGGACAGTACAGACGATCCTGGCTGTGCCTCAGGTCAACAAACACAAAGAGGTTACACTGCTGGTGGAGGTCCTGGTTCTATCCAGAGACTAAACTTTGTTACTGAAATGTCTACAAGACTAGGTAACGGTTTTGGTAATGGTGGTGCTACTGGATCAGAAGGTGAAACTAGATGTCATCTATTTGGTGATACTGGTAACGCAAGATATGTACAGTTTAGTAATGAGTCTGTTTCATCCTACAGTTTATCTGGATGGGGTGGAGATGGTTGGAAGAAAGACTTGTCAACCAAGTGGGGTTTCTGCTATCATGGTAACGGTAATAATGTTACACTACCATGGCTCAAATTTAACGATGTCACAACTTCATCAATAGGTAGTGCATTCAACCAAGTAGATATATCTTCTGGTGAAGAAAATATGTGTATGGGTCAAGACTGGGGTTACTGTATGGGTAACTACGCAGGAGGTGGTGGAGGTTATCAGAACAATAGAACTTGGAAGAGATTCCACGCTACAGATGGAGACGTTGTTTTAGGATTTAAAGCAGAACCTAAAGGTCATCAGGGACAATCCTCTGGTGCATGTTTCACTGGAGCATTTGCAGTAACAGGATTGAGGTATCAGTAATGTCAACAGGAAATGTAAGTATTAAAACAGGAAGCGATGCGTTGATGTATTTTAATCAACCAGATTTCGCAAGTTATCAGGCATTCATGATCTTAAAGAAAGAGCATGAAGACTTGAGAAAGGAATTTGATGCATTGAAGAAACAGGTAAATGGAGAATAATAGATTTGTAACCAACAGAAACTTCCTAAAGGAGAAGGAAGATACTGCGTGGAAAAAAAGAATCCCTGCTGATCTTATACAAGATGAGGAATTCTTACGTCCAAAATATGTACCTCAGCATCCTCTAGAATTAGAGACTAAGAAGTTTATTAAGGACAAAGAAAAAATTAAAGAAGGTTATATCTATATGCTTATCCACGAGGATACATTGAGGATGGCAGATATAAAACCACACTCTACAACATATTCAGTTGTATTTAATTTTCATAATGTAACTACTGTCAAGATGAACAAACTTGTCTTTGAGACAGTTAAATCTTGCTTCAAGAGATATATCGAATTAGATGAGAAAGAATTTTTAAACGCACCACGATTCCAAGGAGAGGTGAGATCTCACTATAAAGATTATGTCATGGAAATGAATGACAAAGGTGAGATGGTACATGTTAAGAAAAAGAAAAAAGTTGAATCTAAAAATATACAACTCGCTCTTTCTTACATGAAGAAGCAAGCAATCTTAGTTATTGAACACGAGTTTGATTTAAGATTTAAGAACTTTAAAAATTGTTGTGATGTAGAATCAGAGAGTTGGTTATATCAACTTGAAGAAGCTAGACGGTTTACCGAAGATGAGAACTCGAAGACTCCCTTTATAGATATCTTATGCATGACGAGAGGAATGCAGAAAGGAGAACTTGTAAAAAGAGTCCTCAAAAACCATGATAAATACCTTATAGATTACGCCTCATTATTAGGCAAATATCATGCAATACGTTCCCAGATCAGGAACTGTGATAATATGTGGGATATGAACATCTTGTACGAAGATTACTTGAATGTTGGAATGCCGATTAAGCAGGGTCAGAAGTTAGGACGTATTGATGAAAATCAAAAACGACTTGATGGAGAACTAGCTTATGGAACTTTCGGATTCTGAAAAGGGTTGGATAGAACATTCGTACAAATTAGAAGGTGGACAAACTAAATATCAAAACCAGAATTTTGTAGTTGGGACACAGATAACACCATTTAAAAAAGTACAGCAAGCATTGCTAGAACTACAGTCTAGAGACAACACTAGAGTGGAGTTACAGTATCGTCTTGACAAGAACGCTATTGATATTAAAAAACTCAATAGACAATTAAAACTGGCGACTGATCCTTTAGATAAGGAAATGGTTGAAGTTGAAATTGAGAAAGCTCACTACGATAGAACTATCTGGGAGCAAAAAGTTTTAGTATGTAAACGAGAGATTGCTAACTTTACAGGTCAGTTGGAAGAGATGGTAGACAAATCTAAAGGAGTAGAGTATTATCTAGATACCAATGAGGAGGAAGATAAGAAATACTGGATCAGTCGTATGGCAAAACAAGCTGCTTGCGATATGATTTCTTTTGGACACGTTGGCACTGGTAACATGGATTCTATTATGAATCTACCTCCTGATGATCAAGTCCAAGTCTTATCTGGAGCTGTACACCACTCTGCTCTTATTGGAGCAGGAGTAGAAAAGATGAGACAAGCAATGGGTGGATCTGTTGCTAACATCATGGAGGGTGGTAAATTTACTCCTCCGCAAATAAATGGTTCTGAAATTACAACACCTGAGGAAACTAATCCTCAATTATCTGAAGTGAAACATGACATCCCCAAAGAAAAAATCCGTCTTCAGTCTTCCAATAAACCCAAAGATTGATTCGAGATATGCTGAGGATGTATTCATACCTTGGTTGAAAAGACATAAAGAATATATTGTTGACTTATACTTCACGTGTAGGATGCCTCCTTTTAATCAGGATGCTATGGGTGATGTATTTCAAGGTGACCCAGTTCAATTGTTTTATAATGCATATGCTATTCATCAAGAGACTGGTATACCATTATCAGCAACGTTCAATAATATCTACGTAAGACCAGACTTAGAACATCTGGATTTGTTTGTCAAAAATTTTAGGCAACTATATGAAGCGGGTGTCAAGATAGTAACTATACCACATACTAGTTGGGTTGCTACAGGAATCTTACAAAAAGAATTTCCAGAATTAAAGATTAAGAATACAATACTTAGAAATGTAAGTAGAGCAAATGAAGTTGTGTCTCTTGCGGAAGCAGGATTCCATTACATCAATTTAGATAGAGATTTGATGAGAGATAAGAATGCTCTATTAAAAATAAAAAAAGCAAAAGAATACTGTGCATCTATTGGCAAACCTGTAGAGTTATCAATTTTAACTAACGAGGGTTGTTGGGGTGGTTGTTCTATGATGGACGAACACTATCATTTCAATAGCACAAGAACAAAAGATACTCCACAATACTTTATGGATCCTATCAGTACAAACTCTTGTGCTAAGTGGGATATAGAAGATAACTCTCACGCACTGAAAGCAGCTAATTTACCTCCTTGGAAATCAGATTGGAATGAATTTTTGGATCTTGGTATTGATGTATTTAAAATGCACGGTAGAGAAAATGCTATGAAACTCAAAGAGTCCATGGATATAATTTCTGCTTGGGGCAATGAAAAAATAGAAACAATGTTTCCAGAGTTTAATAAGTATATGGATGACCTTCTTGTAAAAGATAGTCCTATTGCTTTATGGAGAGAGAAGATAAAGACTTGTGGATTTGATTGTTGGGATTGCAACTACTGTGAAAATGTTGTTAATGCACATCTTAAAAAACAAGATAGACCTGTAGATATGGATGAGTATGTACAGAGAGTATTGAATGCTATAGATGACGGTATGCAAGAGAACTCTAACTTCAATCCTGATGGATTTGAACCGATGGGATTAACTTCTAATCGTGTTAGACATTTCCTTAACAGTCTATGTTCTCACGAGGATGCAGTATATCTAGAACTTGGAACTCATGTTGGAAGCACATTCTTTGCTGCAACTATGAATAATAATGTTAAGTGTATTGGAGTAGATGACTTCTCAGAGTCTAATGTAAGACCCCTGACAGACCATATAAGGTGGACAGAGGTTGGGAACCCATATGATACTCTAGTAAACTATTGGGAAAAGTATGAGAATGGTAATGCAGCATTTGTCAAAGCATCTATTGATGAACTAACAGAAGAAGACTTTGATGGTGTTAAACCTAACATATTGTTTTATGATGCAAATCATGATATGATGGAACAGATGAACAACTTGAACCATGTTCTTCCATTCTTAGATGATCAGTTCATACTCGTAGTAGATGATGCCAACTTTGATGGTGTTGTTGAGAGTACAGTTACTTTTATACAAGAGAACCAGTTAGAAGTATTTTTTGAAAGAAGGATACTAAGTGGAGTCATAGAGAATCCTACTCACTGGTGGAATGGACTACATGTTCTTGTTTTACGTAAAGACAAATTGATTAAAGATTATTTTGGTGAAGACAGAAATGCATCTCAGTTAGAAACAGTATGAAAATAATTGATCCAAAGATATTAAATTCCCTACACCCAAAAGATTGGGAAGTAGAACAACTTCATATAGGTAAAGCAAAGAACAGAGTTATTAAGATAAAAAATTTCTTTGTTAACCCAGAGCAAGTTAGGGCATACGCTATGGCAGCAGATTATGTATCTACTGTCGGTGGTGAGTTTTCTAATTTGCCAGGTTATGTTTCTAGATTGGGACATGTTTCAAATCAATTATTACCTCAGTTTAGATTTATCTTAAACAATTATTTTGAAGCATCTAAGAAGGTAATGAAGGATCCAGAGTTCTCTCATTTTACATTTCAAAGTTACGAAGTAGAAAAGAAATGTAGAATGTGTAGTCTTACACCTCATACGGATGACACACACTACGCTGCTGTGTTAGCATTAAACTATGATGAAGAAATGGAAGATACTGATAACGGTACTGCATTTTGGAGACACGCTGAGTATGATGAGGAGTTTGTTTCATCTGATAAAAATTATCGGATAGAACGGATAGTTAACAAAGTAAATGCATATGTTAACTTTGATCCATCAAAATACAAAACTAAACATTGGGAGAGGTACCATGTTGAAAAACACGAATTCAATACTCTCCTTGTTTATGAAGGTAGAATGTGGCACTCGCCATATTTTAGACAAGAGGGATGGGATGTAGACCGCCTAACCTTCAATGCATTTCTACACTAAATAGTACACTTATCATTTTAAACTATGGACGCTGAAACAATGGTGAAAGACTTCACCAATCAACTTAAGGAACAAAAAGCAACAATCGTTGAGATGGAAAAAGCACTTGCAACTCGTAAAGAACAAGTATTGAGATTGGAAGGTGCTGTTGAAGCATTACAAATGACACTAAAGAAACCAGATGAAGAGGAAGTCGTTCCCGTCGAGTGAAGCTAGGAAACTAGAACACGTAGCATCAAGACAACCTGCAACAAAGTTTGATGGCACGTTGGAGACCTGCCCCTACAAAGTAGGGGAGTTCTACGATGGTAGAGAAATAATATCAATAGGATTTACCAAAAATGTATATGGTAATTACTATCATATCATAGTGGAAAGAAATAGAACCCATCTCAGGACTAAATTTGAGTTTGATGAAAAACACGACTTAAAGTTTGTGAAACCTGTTGAAACGATGATGGAATCTGTAAGAGAAGCAGAGGTTCAGAAACTATTAGCAAAGGCAAACGACAGTAGTACATAAATATATCTGAAGGACTTATTGTACCAACAGAATGAAGAGGGTAATAGTAAGGGTCAGTGATAACTATAGTCTAGATTCTGCAACGTCAGCAATCTTGAAATTATATGGTTACTTAACCTTTGTAGAATATTTTAAAACTTTTTCCATAGTATCGTTTGATTGTCCTGAGAGATATGAGAGCGTTATCTTGGATCAACTCAGAGCATTAAATGTTGTTAAGAAAGCAACATGGGATGAGAATAGAATTTCTTGTAATCCAATACAAGAGTCTCAGTTAACAACTGTAACTAGTGGGTCTACCACTCTAAACTCTACTGGAGAAAACAATACAACTAGTAATACTAGATCCTTAACAGGAAGTGGAACAGGTACAATATATGTCAAAGTAGACTCTACGAGTGGAAACGATTTGTTCGTATTTTCACAGACACAAGGTGGTTCATATACAACATACGCAAACCAAACTGGTTTCTTAGACGGAGCAACATATACTTTTGATCAGAGTGATTCATCTAACGCTGGTCACCCAATGTTATTCTCTATAACTCCAGATGGCACACATACTACTGGGGGAGTATCTTTCAATACAGGTGTAACTACATCAGGAACTGCAGGACAAGCTGGTGCATCAGTAGAATTAGTAGTAAGTTCTGCAACACCATCTATACTATATTTTTACAATGTAACTACTGCTGGAATGGGACGTTATGGTGCATCTCCAAACAAATATGGTACTATAAACATATTTGACTACTGGCATTTAGATAGAATTACAAAACAAGATAGGCAATATTTAAACAGACAATTTAGTTACAGTCAGCAAGGTGAAGGTGCTGACCTATACGTCATTGATACTGGTGTAAGAGGAGCAAGTAGACCTACAGGTAACAACGCAGCATTACATTCTGAACTATATGACCCAAACTTTGTATCTGACTTAAACGGTACTACAGAACAACAGAACTATAGAGTATTCCAGTTATCACATTATGCTGGTGGTTATGGATCTAATAACGAAGATGACAATGGACATGGTACTCACTGTGCTATTTTGGCGGCTGGGAGAACTGCTGGCGTGTCAAAGAGATCAAAGATATATGCACTTAAGGCATTTGATAGTACATTATCAGCATCTTATACGAACATACTTAGTGCTTATCAGGCAGTTATAGATCACAACACCAGTGGTAATGCAAATTATAAAGGTAGTAATCGTCCAGCTGTTATCAACTCATCCTTTGGTCCTACTATACCAACACAGAATTATCCTTACGTTGAATTAAATGACGCTGGTTCCGACAGTGGAACTGATGAAGAGTTATTAGACGACATTGAAGGAACTATATCAAGCACATACAATATTATTATTGTAAGGTCAGCTGGTAATGGATTTAAAAATAGTGCGGATGCCTTTGCAGGACCTATACAAGCAAAGTGTATTGCTGGTTCAAGGACTGCAGGATATGCTGACAATACCAATGGTGGTATAAACAATGTAGATGCAAATCAAAATAAAGTATCTGTTGGTGCAACTGAGTATAATGATAGATGGGCAAACTTCTCAAACTATGGTGCTGGCGTAACATTAGTAGCACCAGGTTCTAGAATCTTAGTTCCACAATATGATTGGTTAGCAAACACACCTCAGACAAGTGCAAGTAACTATACAGTTATAAGTGGTACATCATTCTCAGCACCTTTAGTTGCTGGTATTGCTCTGGCGTGGTGTGGTGCAAATGGATACACACTCACTACAAATAATTTAACAGGAACATTTAAAACTTTCTGTAGAACCACTGATGCTACTGGAGATATAAGAAAAGGTTCATCCACATACTATCCAACTAATAGTATAGAAGATAAGAAATTAATAGACAATCCATATGTAACTTTAGCAGGAAATAATTTCTTAGAGATAAAGTTCAACCCTGCTGACTCTTCTCATTTCCTAGGAAATGTTGGTAAGAAATGTCAGTTGAGAACAACTGGATCTACAGCGGGATCTGGTGGTTCAGTATCAAACACTTACAATATAACAGTAACCGCACCTAGTGCTTCATATTACACATTAAATGGAACTGATAGAAATGGTAATGTTAGTGGTAACAATGCAGGAGTAACTATAAGTGTTGGAGATACATTAAACTTTAACTTATCAAACGTAGCGGGTAGTCACCCAACATACTTTAAAACAGTTCAAGGAACTGGAACTGGTAATCAAGTAAACACACCAGCTGCAACAGGACAAGGTGCCACTGGAAACTCTGTTCTATCATGGACACCAAACGCTACAGGAACTTACTATTATCAATGCTCTGCCCATAACTCAATGTATGGAGCTGTTACAGTTCAATCAGCATCTGGTGGATCAGGTGGTATTACTGTTGGTGGTATAGATGTCTCAGGTTTAGCACAATCTGGATGGTTAACTATACAAGCAGAAAGTGGAGTTAATAATAGTATTACTGTACAGAATAGTTCAAATGCTACTGCTGGTACAACAGGTGGTGGTTCAAATAATTACTTAGCACTAATAGATCCAGAAGCAAAAACCCACGAAAGTATTGATGGCGTAGTCTATACATCAACTACATTACGTTCGCAGACAGATGCACAAGAAGCAGCTGGTACAGGTTCATATACCAACGTAGCATACTACCCATTAGATTCAGGTGTTGATTTTGATTATTCAGGAACTGGTTCTACACTCACTAAAAAAATAGGTGCATTCTTCCCATATGTTGATAGCAGTGTAACATGGACAACATCCAGTGGTGCATTAAATGGTAGTCCATATGCAAACGGTGCAACTGTTAGTGTGCAATTAGGACTTGCTGGAACAACTTTTGCTAATGAACCTACATTTGAAGCGTATACACTTAGTGGAGATGGTCTAGGTGCATCTGGATTGACATTCAATACTTCAACAGGTGAGTTATCTGGAACTGTAACATCAGATTATCTTGATACTACCTTCAACTTTACTGTTACTGAAAACGTAACTCAAAATGCTCGTGCATACTCATTCACTACAACAGGAACTGGTGTTCTAATAACTGTTACAGGAAACCCTGTATCTACAACAATAGAAGCTGGGGCAAATGTCAATGCTACCTTTGGTCCTGTTGCTGCTACAAGTTCTGATGGTTCTACTATCTTATACCAGTGGGAATACTCAAGTAATGGTGGTGCTGGTTGGTCTAACGTAACTAACGGTGGTTTCTATAGTGGTGCAACATTGTCAACATTAACTGTAGATGATCAATACTCACTCAACACTTATCAGTACAGATGTAAGATGTCTTCATCAACATCTATTGCACCAGGCACAACTACTGCTGCAACACTTACTGTAACTCGTGTAATTACTGTAGACACACAACCAAGTAATTCTCAACCAATGGCACCCGCAGCTGGATCATTTACCACTGCTGCTAGTACAAAAGATGCTGCAACTGTTATATATCAATGGCAGATATCACAGAATGGAGATGGCACAACATACGCTGATATAGGTGGTGCTAATAGTACAACATATACTACAGGTAGTACATCATACGACAATGACTACGGTGACTACTATAGATGTAAATTAAACGTTGCTGGTGCTGCTGAAGTATTCACTAATCCTGCAAGAAACTTAGTACAAAGAACAATCAATGTAACATCTCAACCAGTTAATATAACTGGTGCAGTTGGTGGTACATCATCATTTGGTGTTGCTGCAACTACATCTGATAATGATGCAGGAGACATTACATACCAGTGGCAAGTATCAATAACCTCTGGTGCTTCATGGTCTAATGTATCTGAGGGAAGTGGTGGTACAACAGTAACTTATACAACTCCTACATTAACTACAGCATACGATTCTTATCAATACCGTTGTTTATTATCAGCAAATGGTGCAACAACTATACCGTCTAACGTTGCTACATTACAAGTAGAAACTGTAACTGTGGTTGTATCAACTCAACCAAACAGTGCTTCAGTAAATGAAGGTTCCACTGCAACATTCAGTACACTCGGTGATGTTACCATGGCACCTGTTGGTGGTAACGCAGCTTCATCATCATTCGAGACAGAACAATTTGATACTCCTAGTGGTGGTGGAGGTGGTGCTGCTGGACAGTCATCACATAGTCCTAGTGTCACATATCAGTGGGAGCAATCTAATCATGGTAATAAAGTTATTAACGTTACAGTTGGAGTTGACACAGTAGGTGGTCAAGCAACAGGTGTATTTTACTTATTTGGTTTAGAAAAACCTGCCCTTAGTGCATATAGGGGACACACTTTTACTTTTGATCAGTCAGATTCTTCTAATGCTAATTACAATAATCAACATCATCCATTGATGCTCAGTACAACTTTAGATGGAGAGTTAGCTGGTGGAACTCATTACAATACAGGTGTTACCTATAAGTTGGATGGCGTTACTGTAACTATGGCAAATTATGTTAGTGGATTTGTCGCTGCTACTACTCGTCAAGTAATATGGAATATACCTAGCAGTGCGACTGGCACCATTTATTACTGGTGTCATTTCCATACAGGTCAAGGTAATGCTTTGAATACAGCTGATTCAACTTGGAATACAGTTGCGGGAGCAACTTCTGCATCATATACAACTGCTGCAACTACATACGCTGCAGATCATCAAGACTCATATCGTTGTAAGATAGATGCTGTTGGAGCATCTGCTTCGGCATATACTAATGATGTTGATCTTACAGTTGTAAGAACATTTTCTATTACTGCACAACCATCTAACACAACTGTTAACGAAGGTGGTACTGGAACATTCTCAGTATCAAGCACATCTAGTAGTGGAACTCCAACATACCAGTGGAATAGATCTGATGATGGTGGAAACAATTATACTCAGGTAGCAGGAGCAACGAGTGCATCGTATACAACTCCAACAACCACGTTTGCTGCAGACAACAATGACCGTTATACATGTACTGTATCTCTTGTAGGTTCATCTGCTCCTATCACATCTACATTTGCTTTACTAACAATCTTACGTGTCATATCAATCGGCACACAACCACAAAACGTTGGTGTTATTGAAGGACAGACTGCAACACTTAACATAGTTGCATCAATAACAAGTGATGTTATTACATATCAGTGGCAGAAGTCTGTTGATAATGCAGCAACTTGGAGTAATATAAATGGTGCTAACACAGCAACGTATACAACTCCCGCTACAGTTTATCCAACAAACCCCTCAGAACAATTCCGTTGTATATTAAGTAATCCAAATGCTACAACAGTTACATCGAATGCAGCAACACTCACTGTTAATGAGTCTGAGTTCGTATCTGCACCTAGTTCCATCACTCCTGTTATTGATACTGATACCAGTAAAACATTCTCTAGACAACCTGTAATCAATACATCAGCATATGTTGTAGAGTATTCTGGATCAGTTCACTTCTCTAGTTTCTGGAGAATAAGAAGAGTTAGTGATAACGTCACTGTGTATAACACAGCAGACACATTTGCTAGTGGTGATACTGGTAATAAAACATCTATCACTGTTCCATCTGGAACTCTAGACTTTGATACCGCATACTCTGTACAGGTTAAATTTAGAGATAACGCTGGTCTTGAGAGTGCATTCTCATCAGCAGTAAACTTTACAACTCCATTAGTTGATCAACCAGATATACAAACTATTACACCAGCATTCAACCCAACAATAAATGTTGCTAGTATACAGATGAAGACTGGTTACACACATTCATCTAGTGATTGGCAATTTTCTCCTGCAAATACCTTTGCAACTATCGTTCACCAATCTCTTGGTAACTCAACAAACTTACTATCTTATACCTTACCTGGTGCAGTAAACTTAAGTGCTAATACTACATACTATGTAAGAATTAGATTCAACATCAATCCTACCTAACATGGCTTCCCCATCAACCAGACAAGGACTTATAGATTATGCATTGCGTCAAAACGGTGCACCAGTCCTAGAAATAAACATAGAGGATGATCAAATCAATGACCTCGTGGATGATGCTATCCAGTTTTTTAATGAAAGACATATGGATGGTTACATCAGAACCCATTTAAAAGTACAGTACAGTCAGTTGATGTTGGATGATATGACAACAGATACTGATACCACTGTAAGTTCTGGAACATCATCTGGTCAGACTGTCACATTCAAAGAGCAGAACAACTACATCAAGATGCCACCATACGTGACATCTGTTATTAAGTGTTTTGATTTTGTATCTAAGAATGTCACAAACTTATTTGATGTTAGATATCAGTGGAGATTGAATGACCTTTGGGATCTTACACAGACAGAGATTCTTACATATGAAATGGTCAATAGAAGATTAGAAGATATCTACTATCTGTTAGAGGGACAGAAACAGATTAGATTTCAAAGACGTGGTGATAGATTATATCTTGATTTAGATTTTAAGACTGATGTTCCTGCAGATCAGTTCTTAGTTCTCGAATGTTATCGTGCAGTTGATCCTACACAATTTGAGGATGTTTATAATGACGTATGGTTAAAGAGATATGTGACTGCATTGATTCAAAGGCAGTGGGGTACTAACTTAATAAAGTTTCAAGGAGCACAGTTGCCAGGTGGAATTACAATGAATGGTGAGTTTATATACAACGAGGGTAAAGAAAAGGTAGCAAAGTTAGAGACTGAAATGCTTACACAGTATGAAATGCCACCTCTAGACATGATAGGATAATGGCAAGAAACACCTACTTCACAAATGGTACTAGGAACGAACAGTTCTTACAGCAAAATCTTACTGAGGAATTCATTAAGATGTTTGGTATGGATATTCTCTATTGCCCTAGAGAAATAATGTTAACTGATGGTGTATTTAATGAAGAGGTCATAGGTCAATTTAATGACTCATATATTATAGAAGCATATATGGAAAACTTTGATGGTTTCCAAGGTGGTGGAGATTTACTTACAAAGTTTGGTGTAGCACAAACTGATGAAATAACTATGGTCGTTTCATCTCAAAGATTTACAGATCTTATATCACAATTTCTTTTACTAGACAAAGATTATAAAGCTCCAGAAAGACCACAAGAAGGTGATCTAATATACTTACCACTTACTGCTAACTACTTTGAAATTAAATTCGTAGAGCATGAAGAACCATTCTATCAATTAGGTAAAGGATATGTCTACAAACTTAGAGCAGAATTATTTGAATACAGCGACGAGCAAGGCGATGTATTTGCTGGAGATGATGAGATTGTTGATTACGGTTACACTGTTAAGCATTACTATCTCACAACTGCTGGTATCACAGCAACAGGCACTTCTGTACTAGATGGTGGTGCATTGAGTAATATCTTTATTACTGATAATGGTAGCAGTTATAATGAAACACCTCTAATAACTATCACAGGAGATGGCACGGGTGCAACTGCAGAAGCATTCTTAGTTAATATAACTCTTAGTGGTGGTTCACCAACTGCATCTGCTGTGATTAGAGGAGTTGTAAAAGAAGGACAGATAAGATCTGTTAACATAGTAAGCGGAGGTGCAGACTATGATGAGGACAGAGTTTCTATAAATGTAACAGCACCTGATACTGGTGGAGTTAATGCAACTTTAGTCCCCACATTTACTAATGGAGTATTAACTTCAATTAACATTTTATCAGGTGGATCTGGTTACAAGAGTGTAAAACTCATAGATATAACTAACGGTGGTAGTGGTTACACAAGTGCAACTGTTGCATTTACTGCTGCACCTTCTGGTCTAACTGGTACATTCGCAGTACCAGAACAAGTCACTGGTGCTACATCTGCAGCAACTGCTCAACTAGTTGAGTGGGATGCTCAGGAAGGTTGGGTCAAACTTAAGTCCCCAACTGGTTCATTTGTTATAGGAGAATCCATGGTAGGTGATACTTCGGGTGCTACTATGATTCTAGATAATAGAAATGAACAGGCAACCGCTGATCCTAAATACTCAGAGAGTGTAACTTTTGAATCTCTAGGTGATGACATTATGGACTTTAGTGAAGGAAACCCATTTGGAATAGCAGGAAACTTATAACATGTTAGGTGCATACACATACAATAAAATTATTAGAAAGTGCGTTATTGGATTCGGTACTCTTTTTAATAACATAGAATGTCGTAAAGAAAACGCAGACGGTTCAATATACAGTAGGATGAAAGTACCACTAGCGTACGGTCCTCGACAGAAATTTTTAGCAAGACTAGAACAACAAGCAGATCTAAACCAAAAGGTTGCGATCACAGTTCCCCGTTTGTCTTTTGAAATGACAGGGATATCATATGATGCTGCTAGAAAACTTGCTCCCACTACACTTACTTTAAAATCTAGTGATAAGGATACAGTAAAGAAACAATTTACTCCCGTACCATATAATATTGATTTTGAATTAAATGTAATATCAAAAACAAATGATGAAGCGTTAGAAATAACAGAACAAATACTACCATTATTCCAACCGTCATATCAAATGACTATCAGATTAGTTGATGATATGAGTGACTTCAGAGACATTCCTATCATACTCAATAGTGTAAACTATAGTGATGACTATGAAGGTTCATTTGATGACAAGAAAATTACTTTGATTACAATGAATTTTACTTGTAAGTCATACATCTTCGGACCTGTAGGAACTCAAGGACCTATCAAGAAAGCAAAAGTGGATACTTATACAACTACAGATCTTTCTGCTACAAGGCAAGTTTCATATCAGGTTGTACCTAAAGCAAAAACAGACAAGGATCAAGATGGTACCACTGAATTGGTTAGTGCTATCAATACAAGAAACCTTGTTATACAAGTTCTTGACTACAGTAATATTCCTACTCAGTCATACATTGAGATAGGAAACGAAGTCATGTATGTGAAGAGTAAGACTTCACCTGATAAGTTAAATGTACGTCGTGCACAGAACGGAACAAAAGCAGGATCTGCAAATGCAGCAACACCTGTTGATGTAATCTCTGCTGCAGATGATGCATTACTAACTGCTGGTGATGACTTCGGATTCGGTGAAACAACTTCTTATTATGAATAACCCAAACCCAATCAATAAAGATACATCAGGTCTTGACCAAGTATTTGATACTATGGAAGGAGCAACTACACCAAAAGTAGTCTCTGATAAAAACAAACTTCACTTATCAAAAGGTGAAGATGTTGATAAAGACTATGATTATGCAAGAGGGAACTTGTACTCTTTAATTGACAAAGGACAAGAAGCAGTCAATGGTGCTCTTGACCTTGCTATGTCATCTGATCATCCACGTGCTTATGAAGTTGCAGGACAACTAATCAAACATGTAGGTGATGTCGCTGATAAATTAATGGCACTTCAGAAAGATAAGAAAGCTATCAAAGACGAAGGACCTAAAAAAGTAGTAACTAACAATTCGTTATTTGTTGGCAGTACTGCTGATCTTCAGAAAATGCTCAAAGAAGCAAGTAAGAAGAAAGATAAATAACAAAGTAAAGGAAGTATTCTATCATGGTAATCAAATTATTAGCAGCTGAAGCGGATCTATCCTCTGCATCTAATGTCGGTAATGCAACTCTTGTTCGTTTATATAATGGACATAGTGCTGCGTTAGTAGTTACAAGGAAGAACTCTGGTGGTACAACCATTGGTAGTATGACAGTTCTAAATGGTGCAGTAGAAGTATTTGAAAAAGTTGCAACAGATACACTGTCTGTAGCATCTAACGGTAGTTCAGTTAAGGTAGCAAAAATAGCATTCTCAAAATAATGGCAACACGCATACCAACAATGTACGGAAGATACTATGTTATCTCTCTAGTATGGAGAGGTAAGCAGTTTACTGTTCCAGTGTATAGAGCAAGTCTTTCAAAAATGCAAAGACCTCAAGCACAAAAAATTGTAGATGGTATGTATCCTGGCAGTAGAGTTTTAGCATACCACGAGTCAGATGCTACAGATGATGCTGTCATCATGGTGAAAGAGGGTAAAGAGAAATGTGGTGAGGGAGAATATTACTGTAACGATTGTCAGAAATGTAAACCAATACCAGCTGGTCATCACGTAATGCCAGATGGTACATTGATGAAAGGTAAGAAACATAGTGTGGACGAAGGTAAAAAGATAAAGAAGAAAGAAAAGTCAGTTCAACACGCAACGGATGTTCCTAACTTTCCACAAGATCAGGTAAGTGAGGGTGCAGCATGGACAAAGAAAGCAGGAAAAAATAAAGAAGGTGGTTTAAATGAGAAGGGGAGAAAGTCTTACGAAAGAGATAATCCTGGTTCTGACTTAAAAGCACCAAGCAAGAAGAAAGGTAATAAGCGAAGAGCAAGTTTCTGTGCTAGAATGAA